CCCATGATCTATCTACAAGTGGGCTTTAATAAGAATTACTTATAAAGCCATCGGTATTATCATTAGAATTACTTATTTGAGAAGGAGTCATACCCATAGCTGTCTGAGTAATGGAATTATTCATAAGAGAACCCCAGTTATCGAGGTGTACTCTTAGTAATTCATCTTTACGAGATCTTATATTACGGTCTTCATCCTGATTCATGTACTCAGTCCAGTAAGCTACAGCACCTGATAGAGCGTCAAGTATGTCATCGTGAACAAGAGAACCTCTATGTCTTGTTATACGAGACATTTGATAGAAGAGTTGAAGCTTTAGTTTTCTTTCTGGTGCTTCGTTAGGGTTAGATCTATAGTCTTTTTCAACTACCTTACGGTCTATTATTAGCCTGTGAGAGTTCATTACAGGTTCCAAAGTATCTATTATGCGTAGTTCTTTGGTTTTATTGTTTCTAACGTCTTTCACTTCACAGGGATGATAGCGCATAAGAAAGGGTTTCATCAGTTCTGCAAACATACCACCACCCATATTGGATTCTACGAGGATTGTATTTACTTTATTAGTCTTGGCTATTTTGGATAGGGTTGTTAATACTGCGTCACTGTAACCACCGTTAAGACCCCCTGCATCGGGAACGTATAGATTTCCATTAAGCATCTTTACAACAGCGTAACCAGTGGCATCACGACCCTTTCCAGAGGGGTCAACGAACATAACAGAGCCTGTATATTCAATCCAGTCACCAAATTGTTGTGCAGGTCGATAGAAATGATCACCATTAAACCCTACACAGGGTAATTCTTTGATTACATACTCTGGTGAAGAAGACCATATGACCTTTTCTGGTGCATGATCAGGATTAACACTGCTGATGATAAGGTCTGATAGTTTTAGAGGGTATCTATCCTGGTCTGATAAGCTTGTATCAAGCATAAACTGTAAAGAGAACCCAGAACGACCATAGGAAGCTTCACGTTCCATCAGATCTATTGAACTGAATCTTTCTGGGTCAACAGGATCTTTAGGCTTTACAAGCTCTTCTGCAAGGCTCTGAGCTAACTTGGGAGCTAATCTGTCTCCATAGTTGTTTTTAAGTTCTGGATAACGTGCAGTCCATATGCGTGTTGTATATCCACGTTCTTCCAGTGTCAGATATAAAGATTGTTCTGTTTGTGGTGTGCCAAGAAAGGTAATCTTACCGTTAGGTTTTAAGATTGCATCAAATTCTTTTACAGCTTCACTTAACTTGTCTCTCATCGGTTGAGTAAAGCTGTTATTTGGTACTTCTACATCATCAGCTATGACTTCATCTGCACGACTACCTGCCATTTGTCCCAGAACACCCTGTGACTTTACTGAAGGTGCGTGGTCAGCGTGTGCAGGGCCAACATCAAAACTTATTTTACTGTTTCTTTGAGAGTCATCGGGTCGTAATGGAGCAAGCACAGGCATCTCATTGATCAATCTCATAGTGAAAGTAGAGAAGTTATCTGCTCTATCCTTACTTGCAGATACAACAAGAAACTTTAATTGTGGATTCATCCGTAGTTTCCATACAACGTAGGTGGATGTAATCCAACTCTTACCCACCCCTCTAAAGGCTTGTATGATCTTTCTACGAGGTCCATGTTGTAAATACTCGGCTATGTCTAATTGAACTGGCGTGGGGTCAGGCAGGTTAAGATGACGCCAGGTTATTATTAGAAAGTATCTAAAATCTTGTAGTTTCTCAGGAAGTGGTTGCATAAAGATCTTTTACCCTCTGTAAAGGAATAGCAGCACATTGTGGCACAACCGAATTTCCTAATGCTTTAAGTCTGTGTGTCCAATTGGATAGCCCATCATCTCCTCTACGAAGGCAGGGTTCAGACTCATAGGCTTGCCAGTTGGGGCTGAGAGTCGATCCTTCCTTGCCATAGCTGCTAGGCAAGTTCCAGATTGATGATCCTCTTTGCTCATACTGTATTTGTGTTCGTGGGCTGAGGGAGTGGGGAGTTGTTTGATTATATCTGGAAGGTTCGGGCCATAACCTCTCTCCAGATAACCTTCTTTCTGCGCTCCTTTGTAATCCCTTGCCGTTGGGGTCGGAAGCATCGAGTTGAACAGTTTCTGTGTCTCTGGATTCACTGCTTCTCTCAAATTGGCTAGTTTGGTTCTCCCTTTCCTCGGCCCCTCCATCTGTCTTTTTAGTGCTTCGGGACTTCTCTGTGGCAAATGATCCATTGTTGTTGGGGTAGGCAACGAGCCACCATCTGCTTCTCTGATGACAGGCTCCCAAAGAACTTGCTGAAATAACTGACCACTCTGCATCATACCCTGCTTCGGAAAGCTCCCTGAGTACAATGTCCAACCCTCTATTAAGGATCGCTGCCACGTTCTCCAAGACAACGTATTGTGGTCGTACCATGCGTATGACTCGCATGAGTTCGTAAAACAAACCTGATCTGGTTTCTTTGGTAATGCCTTTTTGATGGCCTGCTGTACTAATGTCTTGGCAGGGAAATCCTCCTGTAATGACTTGATATTCTCCAGGTTTAGCTGTAAAGGTTCTGATGTCGTCATGGATAGGAACGTGTGGCCAGTGTTTTTTGAGGACTTTTTGACAGAAAGGGTCAATTTCTATAAATTGTGTGGTTTCAAAACCGCCTATAAGTTTTTCAGCAGCGTAGGAAAAACCACCGATACCTGCAAAGGTATCTAAAATTTTCATAACCTATCTTTCAAGTACAGGAATTATATCTAAATCTGGTAAGTTTGACATCAAGTCTTCCATAGGATTCTTTTCTGTTGGAATACATTCAATACCATTATCTTTTAATAATTGTCTAGCTACGTTAAGATCACCTGGTTTTGCTTCACCACATTTTATTCTTCCTAATAATTCTTGTATAAGAACAGTTTGAAGATTTTCTAATAATTCTAACTTTTTTTCTTTTCCCATAATTAGAATTGGTTTTGAAACTAATATACCTTGTTTTAGAAAATTATGCCTAATAAGCTAATCGGACAAAGATTCCAGATCAATGATCGTGTATCTAGAAAGAACTATTCTGTGATAGCTAATACATATAAAAAAAAATATGGCAATATTACTGAAACTATAGAAAGAAAAAATTCAGTGGGTACTAAAATGTATTACTACAAAGTGTTGTGGGAAGATAATAGATCATCTGAACACGCTCAACATAGTCTTGATTCTGTTGAATAAACCTTTCTTTTTTGGGTTTAAATTTTTTTTGTAATGATGAAGAGCCATTTCAGTTCTTAATAACTTAAGTTCTGTGTCAGTGATACGTTGCATTGCCGCCATGATAAGTAAATTTTGCATTTTGTTTTCTTTTACTAAAGCAAAACAATATGCTTTCATAATACTTTCTGGTAGTTCTTCCACTTCTCTACATTTCATTTCTATTTCCAACTCAACTTCAAGAGGTGGTTCACCAATAAGTATCTTAAAGAACTCTTTACTGTTCATTTTAATTCATTTTAGGAAACAACTGCTGTTCCAACATGTCAACGGCTCTGTCATCAAGAGTATTCGAGGTCTGTTTACAGATTGCACGAAGAAGATCAACTACTAATCTCTTTACAGCAGTTGTCGTGAAAAACTTTAGTAGTATTGGTTTTAAGAGTTTGAGCATAATTACTATTGTGTTACTTTCCAAACATACCAATATTTGCTAAGTTTGCCATATAGCTGCCTAACAAAGCAATGGTCATCTGCTTATTCCTCACACACTAAGGCAGTTTTTTTAATATGGAAGATCAAGAAGAAAAAGAAGGTACGGATTGGGGTGAACTGTTTGGTCACGCTGTCCGATTTATGATTCTTGTTTGGTCATTAGCAATGATGACTCTTGGATACATGGATAAAATTCGTAATGACGGAGCTTTTTTAGCTGGCTTGACGAGTGGAGTACTAGGTTCATACGGTATCTCCGTTAACAAAAAGAAACCCAACAACGCTGCTAAAATGGTAGATAACAAAGACACTAATGTAGGTATCAAATGAAGAAATTATTACTA